TTGCTCTTACCGGCAAATTTAGGATTATCGCTATGCACAAAATCCGATATCCACTTACCTGTAGGATCAGATGCTTTTAATTTTTCTAAAAGAGATTCTTCTCGTATAGAATTGAACTTTTTCATTTTTTATTATCTTTTTTAGGTTCGGGTTTGTTAGCATCCTGTTTAGGTTGCTCTTTTGGTTCTGTTGCGTCTCTTGCAAACTCACCTGTGAAAACTTTTCCAACAAACTCAGCAGCTTTCATAATCTTATCTGCTACCATATGCTGTTCGCCAAGTTCAGCTGCAACTTCTTGTTTTCTTGTTTCCAACGAGTCGCTTAGTTTACTTGCAAATGCTGCCTCAAAATTCTTTAACGCATCTGCTTCTTTATTCGATAGAATATTATCTACCATATCTCTAATTGGGTTGTCCATCCTAACTCCTTATTGTCCTGGCGCCGACTGCTGTTCCATATTTATGGCTGCTGGGGGCGGTTCACTTTCAATCTCTTCTTTCATATTTTGAATGTCCTTATCTGACATTCTTAAAATATTCTTCATTATAAATCTTTGACTAAAATATGTTCCTACATAGGGCTGTGCCATATTTAATAAGTCAATTTGATTTCTATAATTCTCAGCAGACTTCATTTCCTCAAAGTATTGATCCTGTGCATATTTGTACTGAATCTTTTCTTTAATCATTTCCCAATCTTTATCATTGATAACACCCTTTAGAACTAATTGAGTTCTTAAAAGATCATCAAATAATACATTAAACTTTTTACGAAGTCTTGATACAAATTTTGCAAACTTTAATTCATCTCTGGTAATTTCAGTGGCTCTGCCAAAAGAAATACCCTGCTGAGGCTGCATTCTAGAAACAGGAACATTTAACGCTTGATATAACTTATTCTGAAAATAATTTACATCATCAATCTGCCCTAAGCTTTCGCCTCCAGGAAGAGTACTAATTTCTGTACCTTTGCCACCTTCTCTACGTGGCAACCAAAAATCCTCAAGCATAGACATAAACTTTCTATCGTCTCTAATTTCGCCTGTGTTAGAGTCGTATACTATCTTATTTCTATAGCGAGCCATAATATCTTTTAGATATTGCTCGGCTTTAATCTTTGGCAAATTACCTACATCAATGTAAAATATTCTTCTTTCAGGTGCTCTAGCTAATCTATAAATTACTACAGCATCTTCCATCATCTTTAATTGATTGACGGGTTTAATTGCTTTGTGTAAGTGCCCAAGTACTGCATTCTTTTCTAAATCCATAAGCCCAGATGGGGCATATGCGATTGCGTCAGGGGAAATACGTAATCCTTGATTTACTGTAGTAGAATAAGAAAAATTTGGGTTGTAATTTATACCCTTGTCATTGTAAATAAAGTATTCATCGATGCTAACAATCTTATCAATGTTTGTGTCTTTATCTTTTTCTTTTTTTATTTCTCTAATTTTTCTTATTTTTCTTGGATCTAATTGTAACAAATCCACGATCCCTCTTCTGGGATTTTTCATATCTATAATTTTTTGATAGTATAATCTGCCATCAATATACCATCTTCTAAAGATATCATGTCCTTTGTTATTAAATTCTAATAGTTGCAGAATTTTATCAAATTCATTTTCTATAGAATTTTTAATATCATCTGCTATATCTAGATTATCTAGATTAATTCTTACTGCCTGCTCGTCATCCACTGCAGCAATAGACTCAGTAACAATTTCATCCACTGCGGCAGAACAATCCGAATATGCAGAAGCTTCTCTGTATCTCGTAATTAGCTCTGCCTCAGATTTTGCAGTAGCATCTAAATCAACATAGGTGCCAAAATATCCACCAGCATTAAAACCGCTGGTTTGAATAGTAGTAGCACCGTCTTCAGGAATAGGAGTAGCAAACTCCTGATTCTTTTTATCTATTTGCTCTTCTTCACGAGAAATAGTATAACCAAATAGTTTAATCGCCATTATTTAATCACTTATAATTAAGCTGCCACTCTTCCTAAGGAAGTAATAGCGTTTACCAGCTGACTTGCTGGAGTATTAGAGAACTCAAAAGTTTGATACTGGAATGATACTGCGAACGACGACAGAGCATCATTAGTACCAAAGTCTAAAGGAACCGCACCAATTTCTGTTGGGAAGACTCCTAATAATTTATATTGTTTTAATACCGCCCCATTTCTATCTAACTGGGAAATAAACATATCCGTTTGATAAATCGAAGGCTGTAAAGCACCAGTTTTATTTCTTAAATTTTCAATACCATTCATCCATTGTTCTAAAGCGGTTCTTATAGTAAAAGAAGAATCATTTAAAACAGTACAGCTGAATGGAGCAAATTCCCTATCACCTGCCATCTTTATTAGTCGACCTCTGTAATAAACAGGGGTAACACCTATGGATTGGCCAGGTAATTCCGAAGCAGTAACTAAAAATGGTGATTTATTTACTGCAGCTGCTCTCGCAACAACATAATTTGGAAATGTTAATTGAACGGCGAATTGGTTCGGTCTCGCTCCGCCGTTCGTTAACTCAGCTTTAAATCTATCTACATTAAATGGGATTGCCATTTCTTATACTCCTATTAAGCGCCAACTTCTTCGAAAGACACACCCGATCTTGTAGCAACAAAGTTCAATTGAATGAAGTTGATTGCTCGTGCAGGCTTAATGAAAATATCTGCAACAAATTCGTTTCTATCAATAACTTCCGAAGTGTTATTTGTATCATCGCATATTACTCGGAAATCTGTGATACCGCGGCGTCCTTGTACATCTCTTAAGAACGGCTCAACTAAATTTCTAAATTGAGCTTGCGTAAAGCTATCATTAAATTCAAATAATTGGAATTTGGAAGCAGTAGCAATTGCCTTTTCTAACACGATAAACAATCTGCGTACATTAATTCTATCAAAAGAACTAGGTCTTGCTAATAATGTTTTATCTCCAAATAACAGAGTGCCTTGTCCTGGGAATGTTACTACAGGATTTACGCCCTTCTTATAAAGAGTATCTCTATCTGTTTTCGAAGGAGACCAAGCTAGTTTAACTACATTCTTAATTACTCCCCTGTTATATCCTGCAGGCGAGAACCAAGGATCCGCAATATAGTCTGTTCTTGCAGCAAGTCCAGCTACATCTCCATTTAGAGGTACATATCTATACTTATCATTGTATCTATCGTATTGATATTTCCAACCTGAATCTAATACAGCAAATGATGAATTGGTTAGACTATCTCTATGAGTAGTAATCTTAGTAGCCTGGCCAGTAGTATTTACAACATCTGTATAAGGAGGAGAAGCAAATACCATGCAATCTCTTCTTGACTCTGCAATGCCAATTACATTATTAACTGCAGCAACCGAAGTCGTTGGTCCCATAGGAATTAATGAGACGTCATATAATTCATCATTTGTAAATAAACTATATCCTTCTAAAATATTTGCGGTGGATACTGCATCTCCAGAAACACCTAAGCTAAGTGTTATTTGATATGGACTAGGAAGAGAGGTATAATTAGTTGAACCGCTAGAAATAGGTGTTCCCCAATTTGATCCGGTTGGATGATCTAGAACCCAAATATACTTAGATTGATTATTAATTACATCTTTATAATAATTTGTGGACAGATCAGAATTCTTTGCATCCGATGCTTTGGATAGGAAAGAGAATTTTTCTAGAACAGCGCCAGGTGACCCTGTCCATTTTCCTACTGTATCAATAACTATAATGTGAAGTTCGTCGAAATCCCCTTCTTGATTAGCTATATCTGCAGAAGTACCCGGTGCACTTGGGAATTGGGATGCATATGTCCAACCATCAAAACTATCGTAATCTGCCATCGAAACAAGAATTCCATTACCTAAAACTCCTGGATATTTGGCAATAAACACACCAAAGTCAAAACCACCTGCACTATGGTTCATGTTATAATCTTCTAGATTTTCAATTAAAGGTGCGGTATAACTTACTGTGGTAGTAGCTAAAGTATTGCCTGCAGCTGCAGTTATGAATACATTTGGTTCGGTATCATATCCCGATCCAGGATTCAACACATTAACTGAAGCGACACCGAAACCGATAGTTGCTACTGCGGTCGCATTACTTGTTACATATACATCATCTCCGTTGAAAGGAGTAATTGTAACATTCGGAGCCGAGGTATAATTACCTGCAGCACTAACAACTGTTATGGAAGCAACTGCGGCTGCAATTCTAGCAGCGGCTACTGCGGTGGCACCACCTAAGGTATTATTTCTATTAATAGTTACGTTTGGTGTAAATGCGTATCCGCCTAACCCCTTATTTAAAACTGTAATTTTATTAATATAGCCGTACCCAAGATTAGCAGTTAGAACTGCTTCTGTGCCAGTATTTCCATCCAAACGATTAATTATAATGTTTGGAGCACTAATGTAACCATTGCCACTATTATTAATGATAAAACCGGTAATAACATTAGCTGTAACAATAGGAGTTACATTGGCGTGACTGCCACCTGGGACTAAAATGCCTCCGCTAACTACTGCATTACATCCAACTCCTGCAGGACCATAATTGGTGCCGCCATTACTAATTTGAATATTTTCTAGTTTAAAATGTACATCTAAATTAGCGCTAGCTGAAGTGGACTGCTGATTTTGTATTACGATATTAGATAGTAATGTATAGTTATTACCAGCGTTTGTTAAGGTAATTTCTTCTATTTGCCCGCCGCCTAATGTAGCAGTTGCTGTTGATGCACTGCCTCCGCCACCTAAAATAGTAACGGTTGGGGTTTTACTATAACCAAATCCTGCATCTGATATAGCAACACTTCTTAGAACTGCATTAGATGTTAGAGTTACATTTCCTGTTGCAGTATTTCCTCTAGGCGAGGTTTCAAATGTTACTGTTAATTCCCCTACACTAGTATATACATATGGTCTAGAAGAAATAATAACGGAACTTACTGAACCTGATCTTTCAGAGATAGCATTTCTAGCTATACCTTTGTTGACTGTACGTACTACCTGAAGATTGTTTCCATACGATAAAAAGTTCGCAGCAGTAAAGAAATATCCTGCGGTTGTGTCATTTGGTCTTCCAAAAATTTCTACTAATCTACCCTCAGAATCTACAGTAGTTACTTCCCCAACAGGCCCCCATACAAAGGCTCCCGAAAATGCTCCAGCAGTAGTTGCAACCGAAGGAACTACCGTGCTTCTGTCCTCTTCAGTAACTAAAACGCCAGGTGAAAGCTGAAATGCCATCTTCTTCTCCTTGATAATTTTATAGATATATCTCTATAATTGAATTCTATTTATTTATAATTATCAGCATTTAGACTTTTTCCAGCCAATTTAGTATAACTTTATTCATATCTCCCCGACCATCCTGGAACCAAAGATCTCCATCTTCTATTTCCACCTTAGTTTTTTCTGTAGGACCCTCGTCCATTTCTCCGAATGGGGTTAAATTCTCCTCAATCTGCTTAAATTGTTCTTCATATAATACCTTTCTCAGATTAGTATCGGTCAAATCTTTGAAGAATGCCTCATTTGTTGCCCAAGCAAATAATACTAGGGTCATTACCAGATCATCATGATATCCTTCGTCGGCTTTATAAATTCCCCGAACTTCTATGAAGGTTGAAATTTCCCCTATAATATCTGGGTCGTGTATTAGAAGTTTGTTACTTTCAACCATACTCTTAAAAGCAGTACATCCTAAGCGCTTAACTAGTTTGGTTGTCCTAACACCAAGTGTGGCGCCTGGGGAAAATCCTCCCGACAGGAATTGACCAGATTTTGAGTTACTACCAACAAAGAATACATTTTCGTATTCTAAATCAGAGTAGAGAGAATCCGCTACCTGTTGCCCATTGTCATTAATCTCAATTAAACAGTATGCTCTGTTAAAATCTTTGGCTACCTTGTGAATAATGTTAGGATATAATAAAGGACTTATCTTATTATTTCTATACTTTGCTACGACTTTGTAAGGATATTTTGTTATGTCCATAACCGAGAATGCACAATAATCCCCACCAACACCACGTGAGGTATCTGCCACTAGCATATAGATATGTTCCTCTTCAGGCTCCTCATAAACATCAAGACCTTCATTCGTAAGAATTGGCTGTTTCGCAGACATTCTACCAATTGTATCGGGATTAATAAGTGTATTAGAAGAACCAAGGAATCTGCAAAGTACTTCCTGATTAAACTTAAGCTCACCTAGAATAGCTCGTTGTTCTTCAGCCCACTTTTCATCACGCCCAGGAATTTCACTATAATGAATAAACATAGGTTTGAAGCCATTGAGACCTTGCTCGGCTTCATTCCAGAATTTCCAAAAATGATTATAACCCAGCGGAGTGGATGTCAAAAGAATTTTGGTTGTTTCACCTGCAGAAACAACAGGATAAACTGAAGTAAAGAATTCCTCTGCAACATTGTTCGGAATAATTGCAGCTTCGTCAATATATAACCAGTTTACAGATTTACCACGAATACCCGAAGAACTTGTCGCTGCCGTAAATATTCTAGATCCGTTTTCTAATTCAATGTCCCCTTTGTTAAATGTCTTAACACCCTGTTGCATCCACATAGGCAACATCTCATACATCAACTCATAACGATATAAAACTTCTCTAGCTGCGGCAGATTTGTTTGCTAATATTGCTACAGTTTTATTTGGCTGAAATAAAGTGTACCAAAGAATACAGGCGGCAGAAGTAATTGTCTTTCC